AGGATCCTCGCGGCGACGTTTACCTGCGGCCCGTCGGCGCGGTGGAGGTCCCGGCGACGAAGACGACCAAAGCCCTGGCCGTAGAGCCGCTGGCAGTGCCGAGCGCGAACGGGCACGGCAAGAACGTCAAGGCGGAGGACGTGCCAGACGACGAAGAGGACCGGCGGGCACTCGAAGAGGAGACGCGGGCCGCACTGGTGAAGTTCTTCGGCGGCCAGCTTGAGCGCATTGAGGCGTCGCTGGAAGAGGAGCTGCTCGGTGCTGCCTGATGACTTCTGGGCCGGCGAGGCCATCCGGCTGTTCGAGATCCTGTTCCCGCTCATCCGGCGGGCGGCGACGCAGGGCGCCGAGAACGGCCTGGCCGCGCTGCAAGTGGACCTTAACATCAGCTGGGACCTCGTCAACGAAGGCGCTCGGCAGTGGGCCGAGGCCTACACCTACGAGCTCGTTACCGGCATCACGGAGACGAGCCGGGCCGCCCTCCAGGAGGCCGTCAGCGAGTGGATCTCGAGCGGCAAGCCGCTCGACGAGCTGATCCGGGCTCTCGATGAGAGCGGCCTGTGGGGCCCGGTGCGCGCGGAGATGATCGCCGTGACGGAGGTGACGAGGGCGTTTGCCGAGGGCAACCTGATCGGCTGGCGGGAGAGCGGCGTGGTCGAGGGTAAGCGCTGGGCCACCGCGGCGGACGACAAAGTGTGCCCCATCTGCAACGGGGTGACGGGGTTCGGCGGTACGGAGGCCAGCCTGGACGGCACGTTTACATCACGCGATGGCGTCCACGAGGCGCAGGCGCCGCCGGCGCATGTCCGTTGCCGGTGCTGGCTGAAGCCAATCGTGAGCGTGTGAGATGCGGATCATTATCAACGGCCTGGAGTCAACAGAGCAGACGCTGGCGCGGCTGCAAACACAGCTTGGGCCCGAGAGCGAGCGCGCCACCCGCAAGGCGGTGCTGTACGTGCAAGGCGAGGTGCCGGATTACCCACCCGCGCCGCCAGGGAGCACCTACAGCCGCACGGGCACGCTGGGGCGCAGCGTCACGTCGCTGGCCGGGCAGGCACCTGGGGCCCTCAGCCGGGTCGAGAGAGCCGGCGGGCACACGGTCGGCATTATCGGCACGGCGATTAAGTACGCGCAGTATGTCATCGACGAGGAGCGGCAAGCCTGGATGCATGAAGGCCGTTGGTGGACTCTGCAGGACGTGGTGCGGAACGCACGAGACGGCATCGTGGCTATTTACCGCGACATGGTGCGCCGCCTGATGAGGAGTTGACATGGACGGACGTGAATTCAAGAGCTTTCCGATCATCCTGACGAAGGAGATTGAAGACAGGACGGTTGTCGGCATTACAGCGGTGACCGGCAACATCGACAGCTACCACGACATCATCCACCGCGGCGCGTTCAAGAAGACCATTCAGGAGAACGGCGCCCGCGTGCGGCACCTCTGGCAGCACGACTTCTCGCAGCCGCCGATTGCGGCCATCAAAGCGCTGCGCGAGGTCGGGCGCGACGACCTGCCGGCGGAGATTCGGCGGCGCTTCCCGGATGCGACCGGCGGGCTGCTCGTGGCCCGGCGCTACCTGGAGACGACGCGCGGCGACGAGGTCCTGCAGGGCATTGCCGCCGGTGCCATCAACGAGATGAGCATCGGCTTTAACCCGATCAAGTGGGACTACAAAGAGCTGGATGTCGACGGCGACCAGAAGAAGCTGCTCGTGCGTAATCTGCGCGAGGTCCGGCTCTGGGACACGTCGGATGTGAATTGGGGCGCCAATCCGGCCACCGCGGCCTGGAAGAGCGCCCTGCCCTACCAGGACACTGGCGTCGAGGCGAAAGACGCCGGCTGGCAGAAACCTAAACTCAGTGACTTCACCGACGAGGCGTGGGAGGTACTGAGCGAAGCCGAGCGGCGGCGTATTGCCGCTCACTTCGCCTGGGCGAATGCCGACCCGCCGGAGCGGTTTGAAGACCTCAAGCTGCCGCACCACCGGCCCTCGAAAACCGGCGTCGGCCCCTGCGTGTGGAACGGCGTCCGGGCCGCGTTCACGGCATTGATGGCCGGCGACGCGGAGGGCATCCCGGCGAGCGATCGCCGCGTGGTGCACCGGCACCTGGCACAGCATGCCGGGCAGTTTGATGAGGAGGCGCCGGCTTACGAGCTGGTCGAGCTGGCTTGGATGGTGGCCCGTGTGCAGCGGGCCGGTCTGCACACCCCGGCCTGGCTCGGCGGCGCGAAGCTGGCCGAGAAGATGCAAGAGCTCCTGGGAGCCGAGCCGCTGACTAGACTGTCGGCACTCACTCCGGGGCTGGTAGCTCGACTGGAAATCGCTAAACGACTGATCACAGAGGAGTGAGTTGAGACATGACTGTCAACGTAGACAACCTGCGAGCGCAGTATCGGCAGAAGGTTGCCGCGGCGGACGCGCTCATGGCTCAGTTCAAGGGTCGCGAGCACGAGATGCCGCAGGAAATCGCCGATCAGATCAACAGCCTGCTGGGCGAGGCGGACGGGCTCAAGGCCCGGATCGAGATGAGCAAGCAGCTCGCCGGGCACCAGGACTATCTGGAAGAGCCGGCGGGCACGAAAGCCGCGCACCTCGGCTGGCGTCAGGCCGGCCCCGGCGAAGGCGACGTCCCCGTCGACGAGAAGGCGTGGCGCGAGGTGACCATTGACACGCCGTTCGGCACCAAGACCGTTCGCTACCACGTGCCCCTGGCCGTGCAGGCAAAAGGTTACGACAGCGCCTTCGAGGCGTACCTTCGCAAGGGCGTGCACGACCTGGGGCCGCAGGACCGCAAGACGCTCTCTGAGGGTGTCGACTCGGCCGGTGGGTTCCTGGTGCCGCCCGACTACCACACCGAGCTCATCAAGAAGATCGCGACGATGGCGGTCCTGCGGCCCCTGGCGCGCGTGGTCCAGACGAGCCGGGACGTGGCTCAGTGGCCGCGCGTGAACTACGCCGACGACGACCGCTACACCTCGGGCGTGCGCCTGACGTGGACCGGCGAGATGCCGGCGAGCGGGCTCGCGCACCGGGTGACCGACCCGGTGTTTGGGATGATCAACATCCCTGTGCATACAGCGATGGCGTCGATGCCGCTCTCGAACAATCTGATTGAGGACGCGGCCTTCGACGTGCTCGGCATCGCGTCGGACATGATGGCGGAGGCGTTCGCCCTCGGTGAGGACGACTGCTTCATCAACGGCACCGGCGTCAACCAGCCGATGGGCATCCTGGCGGATGTTGACGGTAGCGGCCCGGCCTCGGTGCTGAGTGGCACGAACGGGGCCATCAGCACGGAGACGGACGCGCATAGCGCTGCCCGCATGCTCGACCTGTTCTACGCCGTGCCGGCGCAATACCGCCGCCGAGCGACCTGGGTGATGAATAGCCAGACGCTGAAGGAAGTCGAGAACCTGGTGGACGGCATGGGCCGCCCGCTGGTGACCTCCCTCATGGCTGGCGGGGCGATCTTCAACCCGGCGCCGGATGTGATCAAGGGGCGCCCGGTGGCGGTGGACGAGTTTATGCCCGACATCGCCCAGGACGACTACCCAATCATCTTCGGTGACCTGTCCGGCTACATCATCGTCGACCGCGTGGCGCTCAGCGTGCAGCGGCTCGACGAGGTCTACGCCGAGCATAACATCGTGCTCCTGCTGGGCCGCAAGCGCGTCGGCGGCTACTGCGCGGAGCCGTACCGCATCAAGGTGATGAAGGCCAGCGCCAGCTAGTAACCTGGCGGCATATCCGAGATCTTGAGGGGAGGCGGACGGACGCCGCCTCCCGGAGTCCTTGAGGAAAGGAATAACAAATGGCAAACCAGCAGCAGTTCAACATCGCAGTATCCATCCACGCCCAGTCGGGCGGCAGTGTCGACGGCGACGCCGTGGACCTGCAGGGTACCATCCACGCCGGCGGGCGCAACATCAAGGCGTTCGTCAACGTCACCAACACCGGCGGCGACGCCGACGAGGTGCTCGACATCGTCGTCGAGGAAGCGCCGGACAATAACGGCCAGCCGGGCGAGTGGACGCCGATCCCTGGCGCGGCTTTCGACCAGTTCGACGTCAACGCCAGCGAGTCCACCGCGGAGCTGCACTTCGTCACCAACCAGCGCTTCGTGCGCCTGGTCTCGACGGCGGCGGGCGAGACGCCGGTCTTTGCCCAGGCCGGCGGCTTCCTGCTGGAGCAGCGGCTGGCGTAAACGAGGGTCGG